TCACGCAGTCCAACGTCAATGTAAGCGGCAACAGCACGCGGGAGTACGTTGGGGCCTTCGGTCCGGGGGGTGCTGTGTTCACGCTCAACATCGGGGGCAATAACGGCGAGCGGTGGACCGTGCGGGCAGATAACGGCAATCTGCGTATCGAGATCAAGGGCAGCGCGTATGTCTCCGGCCTCTCATCAGACGGCGTAGTTGGTATCCGCCTTCCGGATGGGGGCACATTGGGCGACCATGTCCTGTCCAGCGGCACAACGGACGAGAGCGCCTCGGGGTCAAATACCGTGAACACTGGTATCGGCCCGCTCTACATCGGACAGATCAACGACAATGCTTGGGGCAGTGCCAAGTTCTACGGCTGCACCTTCATCGACAAGATACTGACGGCACAACAGCGTAGTGATGCCCGGCAATACTACGCAGAAAAAAGAGGCGTTGTGCTGTGAGCGTGACAGCGATCACCGCCAGCGACAAGCTGACTGCAGCTGAGGAGGTTGTTATCACATGACCATTACTGTTGAAGATGGCACAGGTCTTCCAGCGGCCAACTCTTTCACCTCGGTGGCGTTCGCAGATACCTTCTTTGCGGATATTGGCGAAGCCACTTGGGCCGCCGCTCTCGCAGCGCTGAAAGAAGAAAAGCTTATCCTAGCTACTCGTTACATGAGCAAGCGTTATGGAACGCGGCTCAAGGGTATTATCTCCAGCTCAACGCAAGGCGTCGAGTTTCCGCGGGACTATATTTATGACGAGCGCGGAACGCTTATCACTGGAGTGCCAGTCAAGTGGCAACAGGCGTGCTGCTGGTATGCCCGCTATGCCTTGACCAATGACCTCATTCCGCCGATCATCTATCCAGTTGCAGACGGCGCGCCAGTTCCATTTGGGCGGATCAACCGCAAGGTGGAAAAAGTTGGCCCTGTCTACGAAGAGACCTACTACGCCACAGGTGGTGCCAATGCCTCACGTGTGAGTTCAGGAAGTGCACTGGTCGACGCAGACCGGGTCGTCCAGTATCCAGAGGCTGACCTCCTTGTTGGCCCCTTCCTGCGCAGCACGAAAGGGGTAAGTCGTTGAGCCTAGCCACTCGTCTTCAGGGAACAGCTGCCCGCTTGATTGACAAGCACGGTGCCGATATGATCGTCACCGCCCGTGCAGCTACGCCTGAACGCGAGGCCGGTAAGCCCTGGCGTGGTTCAACTGGAACGACCACTGTGACAGTGCGTGCTATCCAATACGACTACGAGGCTGAAGAGGTTAAGGATGCCACTTGGCGCCGGAACAACACCCGCTTTTTGGTGGCCGAGAAGGATACGGATGGAAATCCGCAGTTCACCACCGTCGACATTACTACCGCGACTGACCTGGAGGACACCTCAGGCGATGTTTGGAGCATTGACCTTGTGGATATTGTTGAGCCTGGGAATGACCGGGTTATCTACATTCTGAACGCGGCGAGGTAACCATGTCCCTAACACGCGCACAGGCAAGAGACGAAATGATGTCAGTGGCCAATACGGCCTTCGCTGGCTATGATGCCAATTTTCCTGTTCAATGGTATGACGACGACAGCAAGAAGCCTCCCAAGAACCGGAACGCCTTCGCTGAAGTTGGGGTATACCATACTGCTGGCCATCAGGCCACAATGGGCAGTATTTCAACGGGGCGAACCTTTCGCCGCTATGGATACTTCGAAGTGCTGGTGCATACCCCCGAAGGTGACGGGTTGACGCTGGCCGACGAACTGGCTACGATCATGCACAATGCCCTTGAAGGCGTTACCACCGTTGGTGGGGTCATCTTCAGGAACGTGCGTGCTACGGAGGAAGGGAAGTCCGGCTCCTTCCGTATTACTAACGTTAGTGCGGACTTTGAGTATGACCAGATTAAATAGGAGGCCTTAAACATGGCACAGGTCAGCAAGATCGACAGCAATGTGACGGGGCTCCGTTACTGCGTTGAAACCTCTCTCGGGAACGCAGGTTCCGTATGGTATGCCCTCGACCCGAACTCGTATAACGATTTCGGCGGGAACTTCACCAAGACGGCTCGCACCCCGATCAACAACCGCCGTTCGCGTTACAAGGGTGTCCTGACGGACCTCGAGAGCGCTGGCGGTTTCAACATCGACATGACCCAGTCGAATATCCAGGACCTGTTTCAGGGCTTCGTGTTTGACCAGTTCGAAGAAAAGGGCACCCAAGCTCCGTCGGCTGTCACTGGCACTGCCTACACGGTGGCGTCCAGCGCTGACTTCCTGGCCAACGACCTGGTCTTTGCCTCCGGGTTTGCCCTGGCGGCGAACAACGGGCTGAAGGTCGTGACCAGTATCTCTGGTGGCACCTCGGTTGCGGTCTCGGGTCTCAGTGCTGAAGCTTCACCACCGGCGGCAGCCAAGATCGTCCGTGTGGGCCATCAGTTTGCCTCCGGCGATTGCGAGATTGATGCCTCTGGCGACCTGCCGATCATCTCCACTACCGCCAAGGACCTCACGGAACTCGGACTGGTTGACGGCGAGCTTATCTTCATTGGCGGCGACACTGCTGCCACCGAATTTGGCACGGCGACAGACAACGGCTGGTGCCGGGTGCGGAATACCGACGGGGCCAACTCGGTCACCCTCGACAAGGCTTCCGGCCAGATGGTGACTGACGCGGGCGGTTCCAAAACCATCCAGGTCTTCTTTGGGCGCACCCTGAAAAACCAGGAAGGCGCGGCAGTCACCCGCACGACCTACCAGCTGGAACGTGTGCTTGGTGCTCCCGACGATGCCTCCCCGGCGCAAATCCAGGGTGAATACATCGTGGGTGCCGTGCCCAACGAAATGACTATGTCCATCGATACGGCGGACAAGATCATGGTTGACATGGGTTTCATGGGCATTGACTATGAAACCAACGATGCTGCGACTGGTCTGAAAGCGGGCACTCGTCCTTCTCTCGGCACCGGCAAGGCGTTCAATACCTCCACTCACGTCACGCGCATTCGCATGGGCCTGACCAGCGACGTGGACGAATATGTGGACGCCCTGTTCGCCTATGTGACGGAAGTTCGGCTGTCCATCAACAACAACCTTACCATCAACAAGGCTGTTGGGACACTCGGCGGGTTTGAGGTTAGCTCGGGCACCTTTGAGGTTGGCGGGAACATCACTGCCTACTTCCAGAACACATCGGCGCTTGAAGCCCTGCGTGCCAACTCGGACGTCACCCTCGACGTCTGTGTGGTCAAGGACAACGCTGGCTTCTCCTTCGATCTGCCTCTGCTGTCCCTGGACGACGGGCGACTGAATGTGGAACTCAACCAGGCGATCACCATCCCGCTGGGCCTCATGGCTGCAGACGGCGAGGACGTGAACTCCAACCTGGCGCACACCATCGTGATGAGCTTCTACGATTACCTTCCAGATGCCGCCGAAGCCTAAAAAGCGGGGCGCATGGCAACCGCCGTAAAAAGGTGACAGCCCGGAGAGACGGGCAACAAACCTTGCTGAGGAGCAAACAAATGGCCAAGACGAAGAAAAAGGGTGGCTACGGTTCATTCCGTTCCGACACCGCTGCAGAACAAGAAGGCGTTGAACTGGACTATGGTCCCTTCCGTGTCACGATCGCTCGTGCTGGTGGGGCCAACAAGTCCTATGAGCGCATTCTGGAAGCGCTGACCAAGCCTTATCGCCGTGCGATCCAGCTCGAAACCCTCGATCAGAAAATCTCTGAAAAGATCATGAAGGAAGCACTGGCGAAGGCTGTGGTTCTGAATTGGGAAGTTCTGGTCGACGCCAAAGGCAACCCTGACAGCGGCGGCACTGACTGGCGCCAAGGTCTGGAAGACCCTGACACCGGCGAACTGCTGGAGTTCACCTGGGAGAATGTGCTGAAGGTTCTCCAGCACAAAGAAATCCAGAACCTCTACAACGACCTGCGCATCCAGTCCGGCAAGGAAGCTCTGTTCCTCCAGACGCGTCGGGAAACGGAGGGAAACGACTAACTCTGTTCCTCATCTACCAACTGGAACAAGGGCCAGTAGAGGAACAGATCATCAAAATTGCGATGAGGTCCAACCAGCCTCTTCCGGACCCCATCGCAAACGCTCCTGAGATACCCCTTGGCTTGGGGTTTTTCTACAAAGTCTTTCAGGAGCTTTCCTCGGAACGAATGGATGGGCCCATACCTGGTTCAGCGATCAGGTCCTACAATCGGGACGAGAATATAACGGGAGAGCTGGCTGACGATGTGAAGTATCACGTGAGGAACTTGGATAACGCGCTGCTGGAATACCGGCGAAAGAAAGCAGCGCAGGAAAGTGGGGGAGGTAAGAAATAGTGGCTGATGGTTTCAACGAACTTGGTAGGAGACTGCGTGTTCGCGCCTATCAGGTCGGTCGTTGGAGCCACGCCACTCCCCGCAAGGCAACCAAAGTCCTTGTTAGCTCGCTAATCCGTTCAACGCCTGTTGACAAGGGCGTGGCACGATCAAACTGGCAGGTCGCAACAGGAGCTTCCCTGGCAACTGTGCGATCTGCCTTTGCTCCTGGGAGCCGGTTGGGTCTCGGTGAAACTCGGAACGCCGCAGCAGCCATCGCCGCTGCCTATGCTCGTATCGACAATGCTCCTAGTTTTGGGTTTTTGCGGGGCTTTGTGAACGCGGGCATCCCTGAGGCTGCGGGCGGGACATCCTTCTATGTCTCCAACCCGGTCCACTATATTGAGGCTCTTGACCAAGGGCACTCCAGACAACAAGCGGCCGGCTGGGTTCGTAGGGCAATTGACCAAGCCCGCATCGAAGTTCGCCGGAACAAGATTTTTGATGACTTTGGCGGGAACCCGTAATGCCTACTGAACGCATAGACATTATTGTCACGGAACGTGGCACCCGCCAAGTCAAGCGGAACATTGAGGGCCTAGCGTCAGCTTCGGACCGCGCCGGAAATGAGCTTGGAGACCTTCGTCGGACCCTCAACAATATCTCCCCCACTGCCCAGCTCAACCGGACACTTGAACAAATCCAATCACTGCGTCGAGCCCTTGCGGCTCCGCGGTCCCGTTCAGCTTGGCTGAGCACTCCAATTGCAGAAGCCAACGCTGGCCTGGTCCAGATTGGCACCAATCTCCGTGCCGCCCGTCGTGAGATGGGAACTAACGTTGAATGGGATGCGGTCAACGAGTTCCGCCAGGCCGAGGCAGAGCTGGATGACATTATGCGCAAGTTGCGGGCAGTCCGTGCCATGCAAACGGACTTTGTGTCCCGCAACAATGTGCGAGATAGGACGACGGGCCTCTCGCCAGTTATTCCACCAGTTGTTTCACTCCCGGAGGTGAACCGATACGCCGACGATGTGGAACGTGCGGCCCGTGGGTCTCACGATTTGGCCGACGGGGTCGATCGTGTAGGTGCCTCGGCCCGGGGCGCCAACAGACCGTTCATGCTCCTCAGTCGGTATGTTGGCGTCTTCGGTGCAAGTATCGTAGCCATGGAACTCATGCGCCTGTCTGACAGCGCAACAGTAGTGGCCAACCGGATCGACATCGTAAGCGAGAGCACCGGGGAGGCTGCATCTTCGATGGATTCCCTGTATGCTATTGCCCGTCGGACCAGAACGCCGATCGAGGCAATGGCGCAGTTGTTCCAAAAAGGTATGATGGCTGCAAGTGAACTCGGCGTCGACCAGAAACAGGTCCTGCAATTTGTGGAAGCTGTTGGTATGGGCCTCGCGGTTCAAGGCTCCAGTGCAAATACTGCTCGAGGCGCTCTGATCCAGCTCTCGCAATCAATCGGCACAGACATTGTGCGGGCTGAAGAATTCAACTCCATTCTTGAGGGTGCTTACCCAATTGCTTTGGCCGCTGCCCGCGGTATTGACGAGGCTGGTGGTTCGGTTGCTCGCCTGCGCCGCATGGTTATTGAGGGCGAGATTTCCTCTGAGCAGTTCTTCCACGCCATCATGTCCCAGTATCCAATGATTGCGGATATGTTCGCCCAAACGACGCCGACAATCAGCCAGGCGTTTGTGGTGCTCAGGAACAAGATGACTGAATACATCTCGACTTCCGAAGAGGCACAGGCCATCTCAAAAGCGGTTGCGGATAGTATTATTCTCATGGCAGACAACATTGAACCTCTGGCGGACCTTCTGTTCTCCTTGGGTATCGCTTGGGGCGTTGCCTTTACTGCCGGCAAAATCGCTCTTGTTGGTCGGATGGCCACCAATGCCGGTTTGCTTGGCACTGCTATGACCCTTCTCAAGACTGCCATGGGCTTTATGGGTGGACCGATCGTCGGTGGACTGGCCTTGCTTGCTGGTGCGGCGTTCTTTGTCTACCAGAACACCGATAAGGCGGCAGATAAAATCCAGCGACTTCGCGAGGTCATGGACGACGGTGTTGATGCCCTCCAAAAATACAACGAGCACGTCCAAATTGCGGCGGAGGAGCAGGAAGAACTTGGTGGAGTTATCAACCTGGCCACTGAAGCTATGCTCCGTCAGTCTCGTGCTGAACTGCAAGCTTCCCTCGGCACGCTGCAAGACGAAATTCGTGGTATGGAGCGCGAAATTGGGGGTGAAGGTCTTAACCCGTTCAACCTTGACAATATCCGCACGGCTATGAGCGAGCTTACTTCTAAGGGTGGGTTCCGTGACTTTGACAGCACTAGCGGGGATATGTGGTCTTTCCGCAATGCAGATATTGAAAACCTGTATGACTTGCTTGCAGCTATTAAGGACGGCACTGGGTCAGTTAATGACTTTTATGCGGCCATTGAACGTGTGCGCGGCGTAGGCCCTGAGGTGTCCGCGGCGGCAGCTGATTTGGCCACTGCTTTGGAAGCGCTGCCTGAAAACCTTAGTGAGGAGCCCTCGGCTCAAGCTCAACTTTGGATGCAACAAGCCGAGGAACAGCTAGCCAATATCGCCACAGCCATTGGCGGACTTGACGCTGAAATTGAGGCCGCAGCCAACGCTCAAAGCCTTCCGGAGAAGGTTAAAGCTCTGCAGGCTCTACAAGCAGGACTTGAGTCTGCTCAAATGGCAGGGCAACTTGTTCGTGGCTCCAGCTGGATTTCCGATACTGCTGACCTGCTAAAGGCATTGCAAGATGCCCGTGACTTGGAAAGCTCCATGATGGAAGCTTTGGGCGCCAACACTGAACGCCTGAAGGAACTTGCCACTGAGGCTAAGCGGTTCCGCCAGCCTGTTCAGGGAGCTTCTGATGCTAGCCTTGAAACTGAGGCGACACTTGACCGGATCAATTTCACCCCGCTGGAAGAAGGGGCACGAGGGTTTGCGGACCAGCTTATCCGGGCTGCAGCAGCGGCCTCCATTATCAATAACATGGAGGCCCCTGCTGCCAACAACAATGGTCCTATCATGGCGTCGTATAGCCCTGGCGTAACGCGCGACCAGATGGGAACCAATGGACTTGCCACGCTCAACTCTGGTGGCTCGTTCACCGTTGGTGGCAATGGGGGTATCGATCAGAACCTCATCTCCTTCTGGGCATCCAAGGGGGAACAAGTCTCTGTAACTCCGCGTGGCCAAGGCGGCTTGATGGGAGCAGATCGCACGGGCCAGTCTGAGGAATACCTCAGCGTTATCCAGCTAATCAACCAAGAGCTTGAAACCCGTTACAACAACCTCATGCGGAACAACCAGGGTATGCAGGAACAGCAAATCCTGCAAGACGCTCTGCAGATTGCCCAGCGTGAAGGTGCTGTCCTGGCTCAACAGGATATTGAACTCATCCGTGAGCAGGCCAACGCTTTGGCCCAGCTCGAGCAACGCATGGAGCTTATCGATGACATCACCGATGCGGTGTTCAACAATATGGAGACGGCCCTTAACAACTTTGTAGAGACCGGGACCTTCAACTTCAATGAGTTCGCGACCTCCGTCATTAAGGACCTTGCCCAAATCGGCATCCAAATGATGATTATCGCGCCACTGAAGAACTTCTTTGGAGGCATTCTGGATGGGTTGCTTCCAGGGGCTGCTGCTCTGCCAGGGCACAACGAGGGCGCCGACTTTATGGTTGGTGGCACTGGTGGCGTGGACAAGAACGTCGTTGCCTTCCGGGCCTCTCGCGGCGAACGTGTGCAGGTTACTCCTGCAGGCGAGGCTTCCTCGAGCGGCGGTGGCAACACGGTGGTCTTCAATATCAGCACTCCGGACGTCGAGGGCTTCCGTAAGTCTGAGAGCCAGATGGCAGCCCGAGCCCAGCGTATGCTGGCACGTGGACAAAGGAGTAGCTAATGGCTGATTTTCACGAGGTTCAGTTCCCAACATCAATCAGCCGTGGGTCCTCAGGGGGTCCACGGCGTCGCACTGATATTGTGACCCTGCGTTCAGGCTATGAAGAGCGGAACTCGGTGTGGGCGGACAGCCGTCGTGAATACGACGCTGGCTTGGGCATTCGCGACATTGACGACCTGCACGATGTCCTTGCCTTCTTTGAAGCTCGCTTGGGCCGTCTGTATGGCTTCCGGTGGAAAGACTGGGCTGACTACAAGTCCTGTGCACCCAACAAGAACCCGAAGCGTGACGATCAAGTGATTGGAACAGGTGACGGAACTGAAACAGCCTTCCAGCTACTCAAGGGTTATACCTCGGGGCCAACTACCTATACCCGCACCATCAAGAAACCGGTCAGTGGAACGGTCTTGGTCGAAGTGAACGGAGCCCTTATTGACGGTGCTGACTACTCTATCAACACTGAAACCGGGATCATCACTTTCGACACAGCCCCGACCAATACACACGTGATCAAGGCTGGATACGAATTTGATGTTCCAGTCCGGTTTGCCAATGACCATATCGATGTGACCGTGGACTTGTTCCATGCTGGTCAAATTCCGCAGGTCAACGTAATTGAGGTGAAAGTCTAATGCCCAAGTCTCTTTCAACCGGGTTGCAAACCCACCTTGACGGCCGTGCCACCAAAATGGTCTACTGCTGGAAAATCACCCGTAACGACGGGCTGGTCCAGGGCTTCACCGACCATGACAACGATCTGACCTTTGACGGGGTGACCTACGAGGCGGCAACCGGGTTCACTGCCTCGCAGTTTGCCTCCAGCATGGGCCTTGCAGTGGACAACTTCGAGGTTGAGGGTGCTTTGTCCTCCAGCAATATCAACGAGGCTGACTTGGCTGCGGGTCACTATGACAATGCCACCGTGGAAGTCTACTGGGTGAACTGGGGCAATGTAGCTGAGAGGCATATCAGCAGCAAGGGCTTCATTGGTGAAGTCAAGCGTCATGGGGTTATGTTCTCCGCAGAGATGCGCGGTCTGTCCAATGCCCTTCAGCAGAAAGTGGGTAGAAAGTATCAGCGCTATTGCAATGCCATTATCGGTGATGCCCGCTGTGGCGTAGACCTCAACAACGCTGCCTATAAAGGAACGGGCACCGTTGACAGCGTAAGCAGCAACCGAGTATTCACCGCGACAGGCCTGACGGGCTTTAACGACGATTGGTTCACTGCTGGTATGCTGAATTGGACTGCAGGAGCCAATGATACAGCCGGCATGGAGGTCAAACTTCATGACTTTACGAGCGGGGTGGTTACCATTGAGCTTTGGCAGCCCATGCCTTCCACCATCGCTGTCTCAGACACCTTTACCATTACAGTGGGCTGCAAGCAAGACGCAGCGACCTGCAACGAGAAGTTTGACAACATTGCCAACTTCAGGGGCTTTCCGCTTATCCCTGGACCGGACATGCTGCTGTTCTATCCAAAACTTGGCGACGACAACCTTGACGGGGGCTCGCTGTTTAACTGAGGAGGCCCTAAATGCAAGCGCCGAAGATCGTAACACTGGCTCGCTCTTGGATCGGCACACCGTATCATAACATGACAGCTGTTAAGGGTCGTGGATGCGATTGCTTGGGACTTCTCCGCGGGGTTCATGCAGAGGCTTATGGCGATATGGTTGAAGCTCCAAGCTATCGGAGCCGGCCACCTCGCAAAACCTCTGGGCAAGAGACCATGCTTGAGGCAGCAAGACATTACTTGGTCGAGGCCCCCGTTGAGACACGTGGGCCCGCTGTCGTTTTGGTGTTCAGAACCCATCCTAAGCTGGTGGCATGGCATTGCGGCATCATGACCACAGAAACGGAGATGGTTCATTCCCATAGCGGCCGCGAGGTCTATGAGGTGACCCTGGGTGAAAGGTGGGAGCCTAAGGTTGTTGCGGCCTTCAAGTTTCCTGGTATTGAGGACTAAAGCATGGCTACTCTTGCCCTTGGACTTGTAGGCACGGCGATTGGCGCTGGTATTGGCGGGGGTATCACCGTCCTTGGCGCCACCCTGACTGCAGCGTCCATTGGCGGTTCGATCGGTGCCTTTGTTGGTGGTATGGTGGACAACATGATTATCGCCGCTCTCACGCCGGCGATCAGAAATGAGGGTCCTCGACTTCAAGAGATTACCGTGATGCAATCCACAGAGGGGGCCGTAGTGGGCCGTCTCTATGGTATCATGAGAGTTGGTGGCAACCTCATCTGGTCTTCCCGTTTCAAAGAAACCAAGGCTACTGAAACAGAGAAAGTTGGCGGTAAAGGCGGAGGTGGCGGCGGCGGCCAGAAGGTTGAAACCACTACCTACACCTATACTGCATCCTTTGCCGTGGCCTTTGGTGAGGGCAATGGGCGTGTTCAGCTTGGGCGTCTCTGGATGGACGGCAAAGAGGTTGACTTGTCCCTCGTTTCCACCACATTCTACCAGGGCACTGAAACCCAGTCGCCTGACGCTGTTATTCAGGGCGTAGAAGGCGCTGGCAATACTCCCGGCTTCCGTGGCACAACCTACATTGTCTTTGAAGACTTTGTCCTAACAGACTATAGCAACCGTATCCCTCAGGTGACAGCCGAAATTATCTCGCCCATTGAAACGCCTGATCCCAATGACATCTCCAACATTGGCCGTTCGTTCTGCTTGATCCCTGGCTCTGGCGAGTTCATTTATGGGACAGACGTCTATACTGTTCAGAACGCCTCCGACAACATTTTGGGCAATTTCTTTCCCGGCAATTCGTTTACCAACCAAATCGGCGACAGCATTGGCCTGCCTTCGCGTGACGGGGACAAAATTCCAGCCAAATTCATGAATATGCACAACCAGCAGGGCAATACTGACTTCGTCCGCTCCATGACCCAGCTAGAACTGTTCCAACCTAATCTGGACGCAATCACGCTGGTGGTCGGCTGGTTTGGGGACGACCTCCGTATTGGCGAATGCGAAATTAAGCCCTACGTTGAGTTCAAAAACAGGAATGGCGTTGTCACTCCTCGCGAATGGAACGTTGACGGCTTTGTCCGCTCTGACACGGCAATCCCTGAAGTGGGCCGAGACGACGAGGGCAGTCCCATCTATGGCGGCACACCCTCAGACGACGTTGTGGTTGAAGCCATTCGATGGCTGAAGGCACGTGGCCATAGGGTCGTGTTTTACCCCTTTGTGTTCATGCACGTTGAAGAGGGTAACACGCTGCCTGATCCGTATAGTGACAACGCAGCCGATGTCGGTCAACCAGTCTTCCCCTGGCGCGGCAGGATCACCTGTAGCCCGGCGGCGGGCTTTGCCGGGTCAGTCGATAAGACTGCCGCCGCAGGCACACAGGTCACTGATTTCTTCACGAGAACTTGGGGCTTCAACCGCATGGTTGAGCACTATGCCCAGCTTTGCGACGATGCTGGCGGAGTTGACGCATTCATTATTGGCACTGAGATGGTTGGCACAACGACCATCAGATCGGCTGCCGGAACCTATCCTGCGGTAAGCCGACTGAAGACCCTGGCGGCTACGGTCAAAGGTATCGTGGGCAGTGGAACCAAGGTGTCGTATGCTGCAGACTGGTCGGAATACCATTCTCATCGCCCGTCTGATGGCTCCAATGATGTATACTTCCATCTTGATCCACTTTGGGAAGACGCCAACATTGACTTCATTGGGATTGATAACTACCTGCCTGTCTCTGATTGGCGGGATGGTTCTTCGCATTTGGACTATGACGCGGACAACGGGGTTGTAACTCCCCACAACATAGACTACCTTAAGTCAAATATCGAAGGCGGTGAACTTTACGACTGGTTCTATGCTAGTCCTGCTGATCGAGACAGCCAAACGCGCACGCCCATTATTGATAGCTCCGGCAAGCCCTGGGTATTCCGTCAGAAGGACATTCGCAACTGGTGGAGCAATGACCATTACAACCGCCCTGGCGGAACAGAAAGTGGTTCTCCGACGGCATACACTCCAAGCACCAAACCCATTTGGTTCACAGAGTTTGGTTGTCCCTGTGTAGACAAGGGCACAAACCAGCCCAACGTTTTCTACGATCCCAAGTCTTCTGAGAGCTTCTTCCCGCATTACTCCAACGGATTGCAGGATGAGTATATCTCGCGGGTCTACGCGGAAGCCATGCTCCAATACTGGCGTGACAACTCTCCTCCGGGTATGCTGGACATTGACAACATGTTCATCTGGTGCTGGGATGCTCGCCCTTATCCAGACTACCCCAATCGTCTCGACGTCTGGAGTGACGGGGCGTTATGGCGTTACGGGCACTGGATGACAGGCCGAATTGCTTATCCAGCGCTCCCTCGCCTGGTTGAGCGGCTCTGTGCCGAAGTCGGCATAACGGACGTTGACACTGAGCGGCTGAACGGCACCCAAGGTCTTGTGAAAGGCTACTTTATCGATGGGCTTATGGCTCCTCGTGATGCCATTGCGTCTCTGATGACTGGCTTCCAATTCGATGCCTTTGAAAGCGAGGGCAAGGTTAAGTTTGCCCTCAAATCGACAACCAGCCTCACTGCCCTGGTTACGGATGATTTTGTCTCCTCTGACAGTGACCCTCTTGGGTTCACGATTACCCGCACCCAAGACACGGAATTGCCCAAGAGCATCATTGTGGACTTCATTGATGCGGACAACGACTATGAGGTCTCTTCGCTGGATGCCAAGCGCCACCAAACCACCAATAAGGAAGTGTCGTCCATTCGTCTGCCTCAGTCGCTGGCTCCGGACTATGTTAAAGGGCTTGCAGACAGTATCCTGCACCAAGCCTGGGTTGCTCGTGAGAGTGGTGCACTGAACTTGCCGCCTTCATTTTTCAGACTTGACCCAGGTGATGGCATTACGTTCCCGGTCGGCGATCGTGTGGGCCAAGCTCGTATCAGCTCCATTGATACTGGCGAGTTCCGCGAGTTGTCTTTCCAGTCGTTTGACCTCAGCCTGTATCAGCTGCCGGTCTATCCGCCACAAACCAAGTCTAGCATTGTTACTCAAGTGCCCGGCTTCCCTGAGCTTTACGTTCTGGACATTCCGCTCTATTCGGGTAATGAACCGTCTCACTGGTCGCCGAGGCTGGCAGCTTTTGCATCTCCCTGGCCTGGCACCGTTGCTGTCTACAAGGATGAGGACCCAACTGCCACGCAGGACTGGTTGCTTGCTCGCAGCTTGAACCTCGAAAATGTGATGGGCAACTTGGTGTCTGCAGTCGGCACGGGCAAAACGGGCGTGTGGCTTAGGAACCAAACGATCACCGTAAGTCTGCTGGGCGGCACCTTGCCCTCTGAGGACAATGATGTTCGTATCCTCAATGGCGATCATATCTGTGCAATGCAGAATGATAGCGGGCACTGGGAATTGTTTCAATACAAGACGGCCACTCTCGATGGCAATGGGGACTATGTTCTGTCGGACCTTATTCGTGGACAGCTTGGCACTGAATGGGTTATGCACGAGGATGGTTTTTCTGTTGGCAATCCTTTTGTCCTCCTGGAGAACCAGTTTTCCATCAATCCGTCTTCGGCGCCTTACCTGCCTCTTACTGCTGGCGATCGTGATGTGCCCCATGACCTTCGGTTCGGCAGCGCCTACAAATCTGTGGACGATGATGCTGCCTACTTGGAAACCACCTTCACGCACGAAGCCATGGCCAAGAAGCCCTATGCTCCGGCCCAGCTGAAAGCCAAATGGAACCTGGACGTGGACAATGACATTGCCATTAGCTGGTTCCGCCGCACTCGCTTTGATGGTGATCCGTGGGAACTGGCTAGCGTGCCCCTCAACGAAGAAGTTGAGGAGTATGAGCTTGAAATTCTCAACGGTTCGACCGTCGTTCGCGAGGTTACAGGCCTTGCAACGCCGGCGTATACTTACACTGACGCAATGCAGGTGACTGACTTTGGCTCCGCTCAGACGACATCTATCAAGTATAGGGTCTACCAGATGAGCTCGGCTGTTGGGCGCGGCATTCCTGCAGAGGAGACGATTGTAAGATGACCACTACCAAGCTACTCATTCCGGAAATGACCGCCAGTCAGTCCCAGAAGCATGTGACCTTTAACGAGGCTCTGTTCACTCTGGATACTCTGGTTCAACTTGCTGTGCTGGACAAAGACTTGTCTGCACCTCCTGGCAGCCCTACGTTGGGCGACAGCTATATTGTGGGTGGCTCTGCCACAGGCAGCTGGCTTGGCAAAGAGAACCAAGTAACCACCTATGACGGTGACGGCTGGATTTTCTTTCCACCAAATAACGGCTGGCTTTGCTGGGTCGAAGACGAGGGCGAAGCGTATCGCTACTCCAGTTCGACCTGGGCAATTTTGTCTGCTACTCCTCGTGTTACCAGTGCGGCAGGCGCGGTATTAGAAATGGGCATTGTTGAGGAAGAACTGACCGGGCTATCAGGTTCGTCAGTAGATACGACAATTGTTATTCCCAACAGGTGTGTCCTGCTAGGCGTTGCGACCAGAACAACAACGCTTATTACTGGGGCTACTTCCTATGATTGTGGGCCAACTGGTGGAACAGTAAATGCTTATGGAGGAACACTAGGCGTGGCAGCCACGTCTACAAATATTGGGGTAATAGGGCCCACAGCCTTTTACTCTGACACTACTGTCACTCTCACAGCAAACGGAGGCGACTTTACTGCTGGCGCCGTTAGGGTATCCATTCAGTATATCCAGCTTGGCGCAGCAACATCATAGGAGAGCAACATGCCCTTTACTGCCTTAGACAACTCCGCCCTTACAAGTTCAGAAGTGCGATCCATTCAAACGCAGCTTCATCAGCTTGGGTTTGATCCCGGGCCGATTGATGGTGACTATGGCCCGCACACTGCCTCGGCAATTATCGCCTTCAAGCGTTCGATGGGTCTTCGGGCACGGGCATATGTTGGGCCAAAAACTTGGGAAATGCTGCACCAGGGCGAACTCGACTTGGGCAATCAGCACGGCGTCAAAGAGCTTCCCTGGATGGAAGAAATTCGTCGTATGATGAATATGCACGAAGTTTATGACAACGACGGCCTTCGCCGCTGGCTAGCTTCAGATGGCCATGCCCTTGGAGACCCGTCGGTTTACCCCTGGTGCGGTGACGCAGTGGAAACGCCCATTCGTCTTGCCTTGCCTGACGAGCCAATTCCTAAAAACCCTTACTGGGCTCTAAACTGGCAGAAGTGGGGCATTAGCACCGAGCCCACTTACGGGTGCGTTATTTCGATCAAGCGCCCAAGTGGTGGTGGGCACGTTGCGTTCCTGGTCGGCCAAGACAGCTCTCGCTATTACTGCTTGGGTGGCAACCAGTCCAACCGCATCCGGGTTTCCCCAATCGAGAAGTCCCGTTTCACGCCGGCAAGCTTCCGCTGGCCCTCCACCTACGACCGTGAGCCAATTGTCCTGCACTGGATGACTTCGGCAGAGGCAGCAAGCCAGAACGAGGCCTGAAATGTCAAAGCCAACAAAGACCTACAAAAGGGAAATTGCGTCGGTTCAGCTGGTTCTGCACTGGATGCTGGTGATGGGCATTGTCTATGTGGCCATCAACCAAAACGATCGTGACCTCTCTGATCTGGTTACCCTCGCCACTGGCTTGGCTGTGTGGGTCTATGGCTTTGCTGCCGCGGCCTTTGGTATGGACAGCTGGGCGAAACAGGTACAGCCCCAGCTTCCGCCACAACAGCGACCGCAGAAGGTATTCGATGAATAGGATTTATATCCTTTTGGCTGCTCTGGCCATTATCGGCACGATCACAGGTGGTGCATACCTGAAAGGACGTGCCGACGGCAAATCGGTAGAGCGTGCTGCTCAACAGGAAGCCATTGATGATCTGAATGCTGACCTGCGAGAGGCTCAAGCTGAACTTGCCGCCCTTGAAACTCAACGGCTCGCAGAAATGGAGGAACTCAACTTGGAAGTTGACGAACTGAGGAGACTTGCAAATGAAGACCCTGATGCTGATCGCCCTGCCCTTGGTGTTGGGAGCGTGCAGCGCCTCAACTCCCTCCGTTGAGGAACTGAACATACAGCGGGCGCCAGCATCTCTTTTGCAACCGTGTCCGCGCCCTGTCAACTTGCCTAACCGCGAACTCTCCCAGTCTGAAGTGGAAGACTTCTGGTTGGTCGACAGGCGGAACCTATTGAACTGCCGAAGCCGTCATGCTGGCTTGGTGAACGAGCACAACGCCACGCTTGACGTTGTATTGGGTCAAAACGTTGGTTTACCCCGGTAGCCTTTTAAGTTACCTATACAATAACCAGCAATGCCGGAGTAACTATCTTGTCTGATGAAATAACCTGGATTGTTGGAGTGGCATTTACTCTAATCACTATAATTGGAGGCATTATCGCCCGCGACCGCTACATTTTAGGACTTATTTCAAAAAGTCACGAAGACACCGTCCGCGAGGCTCAGCGCGCAGCAGACAAGCTTGATGATCGCTTAAACCGAGTTAAGGACGACTACGTGCGCCGGGTTGATTTAGATGCACATATTGGACGACTGGACAATAGCGTTCAAAGTCTTACTAGCGAAATGCGTTCTTCATCCGCCCAAACAAACCAAAGACTTGATGCAATTTTGGCTCATTTTTCAAAAAGTAATTCTACGCCATTGTCTTAAGCCGCCTGTGAGTTACTCGGCTCCGGAACAGCGCTTAACCGCCTAGGCCACGTGCACCGAAGCTGCACAGATAAGATGCAGAAGCCCGGGGGACTATGGAAGTCGCCCGGGCTTCGCTCATTCGGCGTCGGCGATTAGCTGCACTTGCTGGAACCACAGTCCTTGCACACCTCGCAACCGCCTTCCTTCTTGATATTGAAGGACTGACAGTCTTTGCACTGGTAGCGCGGAGGCATAACTGCCTCAGGCCCATTGGCACCAGCCATATGAACTTGGACCTCAATTGGGCCGCCCGTGCGTTCTTGGTCGACGATGACTCCCTTGAAATCGCCATAGCCAATCTCAGTCATGTGGTCCGCCACGATATTCCCAATGGCTGCCAACAGAGACGGAACATAACTTCCGCTCATCCAAGCACCACCCTTGGGATCGAAGACCTCGCGAAGCTCGCCAGCAACGAACGACACATTGCCTCCCCTACGGAACACGGCCGAGACCATGCGGGTCAGAGCAACAATCCACTGGTAGTGCTCCACGTTCTTGGAGTTGATGAATACCTCAAACGGGCGACGCTGTCCAGTCTTCATGTCCACCTTGTCAGTGAAGGTGATATAGAAGGCATGGGGCTCGTTTGGCCACTTCAGCTTGTAGGTTTCGCCAGTAAGGACTTTTGGCCGTTCTTCCTGCTGGCTGATGCTGGTTGACCGTCCCGGCTCTTTGGTCACCTCGGGCTTCTTGACCTCCAAGATTGACCCGGTCACGTCATTGGGGCGGTAAGTCGTGCAGCCCTTACAACCTAAACGATAGGCCTCTTCATAGACGTCGCGAAAGTCCTCGAAGTCAATATCCTTGGGGACGTTGATGGTCTTTGAGATGGAACTGTCAACCCAATGCTGAGCGGCCGCCTGCATACGGAGGTGAGCTTCAGGATTGAGTTCCTGTGCGTTGGTGAAATAGTCCGGAAGCTCTTCACCGGGATACATCTCCTGGTAAAGGGCAACGGCGTAGTCCACCACTTCCTCTTCCACTCGACTGCCATCCGCCTGTGTGACCTTGCGAGTGTAGCCATAGGCGAAGATAGGCTCAATACCCGACGAGACGTTACCAGCATAGAGGCTGATTGTCCCGGTCGGCGCAATGGACGTCAGGAGGGCATTGCGAATACCATGCTCCCGAATGTCGTCTTGCATTTCAAGGGGAAGTCTTTCTGCCGCAAATGACCCTTTGAGCAGGAAGCCATCAGCATTGAAAAGCGGAAACGGGCCTTTCTCTTTGGCCAGTTCAATCGAAGCAGAGTAGGCTGACAGAGCGATTGCCTCCATCCACTCGTTGATTGTGGCGACCGCTTTGTCGGAGCCATACTTGATTTGGCACATCGCCAAGGCGTCTGCAACGCCAGTCACACCGAGACCAATACGGCGTTTGGCGATGGCTTCCTCTTTCTGCTGAGGCACTGGGAATAGAGAAACGTCGACCACGTTATCCATCATCCGCACGGCTGTCGCGACCAACTTGTCAAGGTGGTCGAGGTCCAGGAACGCTTGAGTGGTAAATGCCGCCGAGATGATGCGGGACAGATTGACTGATCCTAGCAGACATGCACCGTACGGTGGAAGGGGTTGTTCGCCGCAAGGATTGGTGGCTGAGATGGTTTCGCAGTATCCCAAGTTGTTGAGGTTGTTGATGCGATCGATGAAGATAACGCCAGGCTCCGCAACTTCGTAGGTGGTGCGGATGATCTTGTTCCACAGGTCGCGAGCGTTGACAGTCTTTTCCATCAGCGTCTTGCCGTGCCAGTTGTCAAAGTAGAGACGCCAGTCCCCGCCAACGCGAACAGCTTCCATGAAGTCGTCGGTCACCAGCACTGAGAGGTTGAACATGCGGAGGCGAGCGCTATCCTTCTTGGCATTGATGAAGTCCTCAATGTCAGGGTGATTGCAACGCATGGTTGCCATCATAGCACCGCGCCGTTCGCCAGCGCTCATGACTGTCCGGCACATTGCATCCCACACGTCCATGAACGTCAGAGGTCCCGAGGCATCGGCTGCCACACCTTTCACCTCAGCGCCTTTCGGGCGGAGCGTGGAGAAGTCATAGCCGATCCCACCACCTTGCTGCATGGTCAGAGCAGCTTCCCGCAGCATCGAGAAGATGCCGTCCATGCTGTCTGGGATAGTGCCCATGACATAGCAGTTGAATAGGGTAACTTGACGGCCGGTCCCGGCGCCTGCGGTGATGCGGCCAGCAGGAAGGTATTGATACTCGTCCAGGGCAAAGTAAAACTGGGAAAAGTATTTAGCCACAACTTCAGGGTCGTCGCTTTCGACTTCTGCTAGGGCCTGCGCTATACGCGCCCAAGTATCATGAACTGAGATGTCGATTGGAGTTCCGTCCGCTTGCTTGAAGCGGTATTTCTTATCCCAGATTTGGGATGCAATTGCAGGATGTTCCATGGATTTCCTCATACTGTGGAGACGCTTAGACTAGCGCATATCGTTAACAGGGAAAACCGGCAGTGCTACCTGCCGGCTTTACAATTTACCCGTAGTAGGTCTCTGTCACCGATTTCCAGCCATCAACGGTCTTGCCAGTCTCAGGATGGATGACCTTGCACTCAAAGACCCCTTTGCCGTAGACTTCGCTATAGCCGGGAGTGCCTCGGACCTTCTGGGCCGCGTCAGCGGAGACGCGGTCCAGGTGGAAGGTTTCATTCGTGCGATGGCCCATCAGTGAATGACCGGCTCGACTTCGTCCTCGCGCTCTTCGCCTGTCATAAGGCGACGAAGCTGGCAGGCGAGACAGTCACAGTCGTCGCTCTTGCGGGACGGGTCTTCGTCATAGACCAGCGAGACCGATCCGTCGGCGAGGTTCTCGATGTCCAGGGCCCAGTCTTTGCCGTCACCCCAGTCGTCAGCCGGAACGCCAAGCGAGGTGCTGAGTTCATTGAAGACGGTGGACTGCTCGACCTGCATTTCATCAGTAAGCGCTTCCGACTTGGCCTTGTATTCCTTCATCAGCTTGTGCTGGCGCATTTCATGGGTCTCGGTCAGCCGCTTCAGCTTCCAAGCAGTTTCGACCGCCTCGTTGGTCGTTGCAGTGTAGAGGGTGGTTTTGATGGACATGGTAGTTCCTTTCTCTGTTCATACATATACTATATCAGGAATGAGCTTCAGTGTGAACCTTTATTCCTCAGGTTCGATCCAAATGTAATAGCCAACACCATCTGCCATACCAGAGATGCGGCGTTCAACAACTTTGCCCTTACGCCGGCGCTCATAACGGAGCAAGCCGTTTCGCACGCCCTGGTTGAGGTAAGCCCGGGCGCTCTCTTCAGAGACCCAGGCGTAAGGCAAGTTCCATGGGCGGGCAACATTCTTATACTTGGCCCGGACTTCGACCAACGTAGCCTCTCCATATAGCTTGACAATCCCACAAAGAATGTTATAGGTTGTGGCTTTCGCCTTCATCTCATCAGCTACCTTGGGAGTGACGGCGTTAGCCATTCAGGCGCTCCTCAATTCGGGCCCGTGATATGGCCATGGCGCGTTCGTCAGGAGACCAGGAGTTATACCAGTCTTTTGGTATGCCAATATCGCGCAAGCTTTCAGGGTCAGTGTGTTTGGGCTGGTATCCACGGCTTAGCATCTCATCAACCAGCGCTCGCTGCCGTTGCACGAGATACTCCAGCTTGTCGCAGAAGAACTTCATATGCCCCGTGCTCATGCGATACGTCGGCGGAATTTTGGCTTGCGCAGGGGAAGTTACCCCGCGCTCAACCATACCGAGCACCATGCCAAAGATGCGAGGAAGCTCACGGTATTCGGCCACCAGGTGCTGCCGAGTAAGCTCAGAAGGCGGGATGCAGTTGATACGGGTCATTGTTTTTCAACTCCGCTAGCTAGCCATCGAGCGGGCTTTTGGGTTTCAAGGCAAAGTCCATCAAGGTAGACTTCGCTCGGGCGAACATCTATACTGGAAATTACCATACGGCGTTTGCCAGAATGCTGGCCTTGGCGACATAGAACAGTGTCGCCAATGCTTAGTTTTTTCCCGTTACGGTCAAAGGAGTCATTTCCAGGGTTCATGTGGCGCTCCGGCCAAGGCGGCGAACAGAGGCCATGCCTTCAGAACCATAGAACAGACCGTCGGACCCGCGAAGATACTTCTGAGCGAACCCAGTGCCAATACGCCCGCAACCGTAGCGCGTCCAGCTCTGCTCATCCATAATTGCCCACTGGCCATTGCGGTCATTGACTTTTCCGTCATACATGACGTCTCCCAGCTCACGCTGCGAAATGTCGCATTTGGTGGGTGTCGGCACGTAGGTGAGAGGCTTGGCAACGCGATACCAGAGCGACGAGCCAGTTCCGCGAATTTCAGAGCCATTGCCCAGAGACATCAGGGCAGCATCTTGACTTGCCTGGCTCCCAGGCTTCGCCGTGGCTTCCAGGAAGAGGTCCAGCACTTCGGGAGTGGCTTCGTAGACTGTGCGATCGCCATTCGGGTTTGTCTCCGAAGGCATTTGGCGGCAAATGAACATTGGGGTCTCCATACTATGTTTCTCCTTATAGTGTATCATGGAAGTGATAATAATATACTAAAGTGGATCCGCTGTTATGTCAACCCACGAAATGGAAATAGTTCCCCAGTTATTGTCTCTTTTCACTGCCCAAACGTGAAGCTGGTTGTTTTTCAGGGCTGCGGACACGGTGCCTGACCATTTGCGCGGGACATAGCCTAGATGGTAAGTCCGCGGTTTGCGCCGCCCGTATTGATAATCTTCAACCAGCACTTTGACCGCGTTAGGGTCATGCGGGTTAGAAGGCTCACGTTCCAAATGATAACGCTGGCCAACAGGAAGACCCGTGACAATCTCAGTCCCTTCTTCGCGGAAGGTAGCACCAGCTATGGCCGCATCAATTCTCATCCAGCCACCTCCAGGTGCACCCGATCCGCACGATGCGATCCAATGGATCATCAGGCAGACAGACTGAGCGCTCTACAAACCAGTCTTCCGGTTTGCCTTCCTCGGCAAGACCAGCGAGGTCACCAGAGATCAGGTATCGTGCCAAGTCCTTGCCGGAACCGACTTGAACCAAAAGCCATGCAGAGCCTCGCACATTCCAGCGCTTTTTTAGCCAGCGAACTTGACCAGGGCGAACATGGACGGGAACCGGAGTTTCAAAGTGCACTGGTCGACTTGCCGTCTTCAACTCAAAGGTTGCCCCATAGCTGACTTTCTGCCAAAGCAGGGAAACCTCAACATCAGGGTAACTGTCTGAGACAGAGTTCTCAATGCGGGTATAGTGGACGTCGGCGCGGAAGACCCTCATAGCCTCCCGCATCCGGTTCCACAGGTTCTTCTCTGCAGTTTTAACCATCGACTGCTGACCCCCGCTCATACACTTCGACCAGAAGATCTTCCAGAAGATCTTCCATCTTGACCTGCATAACCTGATCCCACCAAGCGCCTCGGCCCTTGGCATAGCGCCGGCGGGCAAAGTAGTCGGTGAGCTTGTCAGGGATACGCGTATCGACAGGCGGTTCTTCCATTGGCTCGGAAGCAAGGTGTTCTGGTCCAGCACTAACCAGCATCGAAGACATGGCTCGACAGATATAGGCTTTGTCCACAAACCCGTTCTTCATTGCGTAAAGGGCAAGTTCTTGACCGCCTAGCAACCACGCGTCAGGGAACATGGCGGCAAAGTCTTCCAGAGGCACTCCACGAGCCGGGTTGGTTGACAATCCATAGAGCTTGCCCCGTCCGGGAAGCTCTTTTGGCATATATTGCAAGGTCTTAGCCGATACGGCAAGAATGTCGCTCGTGCTTGTCAGCAGTTTGAACACCGCTTTGTCGATCGGTCCAGTCCAGGACATATCATCATCTTCGCCAGTGGCAACAAAGCCATTGCCACTGACTGCCATTATGAGTTTCATATCAAGTGCTCCAAACCTGCACGCCCGACTTCAGCGGACCTGTTGTGTCAACAATGAGACCAGCCTCGCGCATGGTCTCACGGCCTTCCAGCTGCGATCGATGCCAGCTTGAGTCCCGCCGAGGCGGTCCGGTCACTGCTCGCTTGATGCCAGACCGCACAATAGCGTTGGAGCAATCATGACACGGGGCTTCCGTCACATAGATTGTCCAGCCTTCTACCGAGCAGCGGGCATTGAGGATAGCGTTGAGTTCCGCATGGACCGTGTGATACATGCGGAACTCTGGGTCAGCAAGACGTTCAGGGTTGTCGTCGATACCCTGCGGAAAGCCAGCGTAACCGAGCGAGAACTGGTGACGGTTCGGAGAGACAACGCAAGCGCCAACTCCCCGATCAACACCAGCGCCAAGGCCCTTTGTCCACGACCGAGCTTCCAGGGCCAGCCGCATGAAGCGGCTGTCCCATTTGTCCATGAAAGAGGACTGATCTTCCATTATTCAATCACCTCCGGAATTGGATTGAATGGGTGCCGCGGAATGTTTTCCATGGCTTCAAGATAAGCTTCCACAAAGCCGTCAGCTGGGTTGTGCCCATCAGTCATGTCGAGCCATATCCAGTCAACGATTTTTGGCTGGTCATAGATCGGTTCCTGCTGAAGCATTTCTTCTGCCATGTCATAGTGCACGGAGTAAAGATGTGGATGCGCCAGGGTGACGGTCATGGTGCCGAGGTCAACTTTGAGGGTGTGCGCCACGACACCCATAACCATTGCATGACTGGCGACGTCGTAGGGCAATCCCACAAAGACATCCGACGAACGGATTGTCAGAGTGGAATGGAGTTTGCCGCCGACAACTGACAGGGTGAAACCAAGCGGGCAAGGCGCGTTCTTTTGGTTGGGTGCGCCAAGGCCGTCATAGCTCGGGTCCCAATTCGAGACATACACCCGCCGGTCAGACTTGTTGGTATAAAGCGCACCAAGTGCACTTGCCATTTGATCGCGCCCGAACTGGTGACGCCAGCGATAGCCGTAAGCAGCATAAATGGTTCGGCCGTCGTCTTCCACGAACTTGTTCCACAATGGTGCATATTTGCGGAGCCAATCGATGTCCCGCTTGCCATTGAAGAACCACGCCACTTCGGCCGCGGCCGATTTTATATGAAACCGGCGCCACCCAGGCATCGGCACTTCACCATTTGACAGATCAAGCTTGAAAGACGTGGCGCCGAGGAGCGCCGAGACTTCCACGCCTGTCCGTTCATTCATCTCGACTGCTGTGTGCTCAGGACTTTTGTCCCAAAGCACTTCAACAAGATCAGAATAGACGTCGGCAAACTGGACAGCTGGCATCAAAATGGTATGCTGGCCCAAAGCCAGCGAGTTTGAAAAGCTCATTTTGTAATCCTTTCAAAGCCAAGGTTGGCCATCAGTTGGTGCACGTTGCGGTGCAGGTCTTCTTCAGTTCCGTTGTTGTCGATGATCCAGTTGGACATCCAGGGCTCGACAGTGCAGGAGCCATAAGCCTCGGGCTTGTGGCGCTCGCTGGCATCAACCCAAATCACACCGTCGACGGCACCGGAGTTGGCAATGGCATAGTATTCCCGCTTGTTGCGGACGCCAACATAAATGTCATTCTCAGCGAAGATTTCCCGCGCAAGCCGTTCCTTCTCAGGATAGCAATAGGCGGCAATTAGGGAGAACCAAGCTGTGCGGAAATTGCTCCGGTCTTCAAAGCAGGCCTCCGCATCAGCATAGTGACGGTTGAGCATCATGTCCAGCTCATCAGCAAGCTTATCTGCGGACATACCTGGGCTCCCGGCTTCAGTGTGCCGATCGACGGCGCCATGGGTATCCTGCAGTGCGGCCCAGATAACCTTCTCCGCGCAGAACAGTGAGGAGGACATGAACTGGAAGCCGTATTCCGCTTGGAGGATTTCCGCCACGGTGTCCTTGCCGTGCCGCGCATGACCGAGCACGAGCAACTTCGGCTTTCCAATGCTCACCGGCTCGTTCTGAGGCGTCTGTGTGGCTTCGGTAGCCTCTCGCTCAGAGAGTGCTGTTTCATACGCAGCACGCACCTGTCGGCGATCCAGAGCGAGATACGGAAGCAGGTTCGGAGGCTGCCATCCATCTGGCTTGATCGCATCAAAGCCCTTGGCATTCGGTCGCTTGGATAGCTCGCCACGAACCTTGGCCATATTGGCAGCATGGACTTCTTCGAATGCCGCCCCAGGAACGACGCCCATCTCGATCACGCGACCCAAAGCAAAGTATACAAGGTCCAACAGAGCGTCGACTTCATCTTCCAGCTCGGCGGCGTCCATGAACTCGGTAAGCTCTTCAGACAAGGCGCCACTGGCCCACTTCTTGCGCTCAGGATCGAGACGGCTCGGTTGCTCGGGGATTGGTAGCCCGATAATATCTTGGTTGAACTGGAGGACAAGATCGAGATACTTCTCCATCCAAGTTGCTGTGGTTTTAAGTTCCATGAGTGCTCCTCAGGCTAATGGGTCAAGTTCGTCGGGATCGTAGTCTGGTGTCCATCCCTCCGGTGCGATCAGTTTACCACGAGATTTGTCTGAGGACAACGCATAACCGAACCCGTGTTTTGTATGCAGGTCGTGGAGGTGCGATCGCACGGAATTGACGGTGCACCCGACCTTTTCTGCGACTTCCTCGATTGAGCCCTCTTCGACCAGTGACAAGGCGACTTCCCGACGCTTGCCTTTCTTGGGGAGAGCCGTGACGGTCGGCTTGCATGGTTTGCCTGCCTTTTGTGCAGCCGAGGTAGCGACGGCAGCTTGGTGCTCTTTGGCTTGAGCACCGTCAAGCATCGGGTCCGTGCATCCTTGTGGCAACATGAGAGTGACCATATCACCCTGGAGCACATAGCCAAGGCCGTGGTCCTTGTGAAGACCGTGCAGGTGGGTGAGGACGCCTGAGCGGGACATATCGAACTTGGCCATGGCTTCACGAATAGACCCGGCTCCGTCTTCCATGAAGAACCCGCATACTTGGCCCCGCTTGCTCGAGGCGTTCACTGGTCGCAGCAGGCTTCCAGCAACTGGCTTGCCGTGGCGATTGGGAACATTCTCCTCGTCATATTCCAGGTTCTCCAGCTTGGGAGACATATGGTTTGGAACGGACTTGCCAAGGCGGGTCAACACCAGGGCGGCAACATCATAGGCTTTCTGGAACCCCAAGCCGGCATACATCTTCCAGTTGCGGCCGATGATCGCTTCCAGCTTGTCAATCAATTCGGGTGTGAGAGGGTATGCCTTCTGCTGAGCAACTTCACGGGCGGTGAACCGCACCTGATAGGCACTCAGGGTGTATGGGCAGAAGATCGTGACCCGCTTGGCCGCCTTCTTTTTGCGCTTGGAATTGGTTTCGGGTTGGTTGTCTTCAGGCCACACAACCAGGGCACGAGACCAGCCGGTGTTTGGTGGGTCTTTGACTTCGTAGAGGCCTTTGCTGTCTGCGCCCATGCTTTTTGTCATTTGCTGGTAATAGACGTTCTGGTAGAAGACCCCGTTCATTTCAAGAGGTGCTGCGACTGTGGTCATGGTTTTCTCCTTAAGCTATAAATAGAATATCACAGTGCAGCTAGAGATGAAACCAGTAAGTTTATAGGACGCGTCCTATAAAGAAAAAGACCCAGACAGTTTCCTGTCTGGGCCTTCTCCCGTGAGTGGTAGGCTGTTCCGCTTACGCGGTCGGATCGCCACCAGCGGTCGGCTTGTTGTCGCCGGCCTTGGCTTTGTCGGCATCCTTGCCTTCCTGGGCAGCCTTCGTGGCTTTCGCCATTTCGCGGGCGTTCGGCACGGGCTTGCCCTTCCAGGCGCCGCCGGTCGACGTGGCCCCGTCCTTGCGCAGCTTGTTCCGATACCAGTTGATCGAAGCCTTCGTGGTATTGGCGTCCGGGAACTCCTTGCGGACGGCGGCCAGCGCTTCTTCGTTGGTGGCGCCGTTCAGGATCGCTTCCATTGCCACGGTGCCGACGCCACGCTTCGGAGCTTTGGGCTCCTTGTCTTCGGCTTTGGCGGCTTTCGCGCCAGCAGCTTCAGTGGGCTCCTTCTTGTCTTCGGCAGCGCCGGACTTGGCGCCGGACTTGGCATCGGGTGCAGCGTATGCAATCAGGGGCAGAATGCCCGCGGTCAGTGCGATGATCGATTTCATTGTTTGGCTCCTCATTTGACCTGGTTTGTTCTTCTCAGCGAACAAAATTGAAGATATGCTGTGGTTGAAGAGATGTAAGCCAGCAAAAGAGTGTGTTTAACCAGCGCTCAGTTGCTGCTTAAATTTGCTTTCCATTCTTTGAGTTTGTCTCTAAGGCCACTTCCAGACACCCAGTCACCGGTTCGAACTTTACCCTCGGCCGAAGCGATGATGTCGTCGTGAACAGTTCCCGGCGTAGCGAGCGTGACGATGGAAACAGAGCGCCCACCCATAACGGTTCCTCGCTCGTTGGCTTGGTTTCTGATAATCGCGTCATAAGTGCTGGAATACCAGATGATAGTGTCAGCGGGAAGCTCAAGTCCTCGGCCACCAGCTTGGGGTTGCCCGACAAAACCAACTGTTCCAGGGTCGTTATTGAACTGGTCGACATTGGTAGCCCGAAGGCCTTGTGGCACTCCTCCATGATACTCAACAATGGTATGCCCAAGCTCCCGAAGCGCGATACATACTCTTCTAATATCCTCGCGGAAACGGCACCATACGATGTATTTGGGGGTGTCACTTACTTGTCTCCTTAATTCCTGCATCAATGGCGGGTTATCGTCTATATTCTGAATGTCCCCAAAGTCATCAATGGCAAAACCAGAAACAATCTGGTGGAACTTGATAGCTCGCTTGCCACCTTCTAGGGCATCAATCTCGGCGCCATTGTCGAACTCTAGCAGATACTTCTCAAGCAACTCCAGATAGGCGTCTTTCTGTGCTTGAGACATTTCCACTGGCACATCGATTGGCAGAAGCTCAGGCATATCGTCACAGTCCTCACGGAGCACCACTGAAGCATAGTCGCCAATGTTCTCGCGCAAGGTCTCCAGATTGGTGAAGTGGTCAAGAGCAGGGTAGTATCTGCCGCTCTTGGTTCTTTGCTGTTTCCAGACGGAGTGGTATCCCTTGAACTCCTCGAAGGTTCTGAACCCAAGGGCTCCTGGCTCCAGAAGCTCAAATTGGCTGAACGCGTGCAAGGGGTTGTTCATCAAAGCTGTGCCGTCCAGGATGCGGCGATAGGGAAGCTTCTTGAACAGCCCCCTTGCCGCTTTAGTGCGCTTGGAACCAGGTGTGCGGAAGTCCACGCTCTCGTCAGCAATGGCAATCACTTCCCCCTGCATCTTGTCCAGGAAGTCGCTGATGGCCTTCTTTACCTTTGGCATGATTAGGCTCTCTGAATTGACAGTGAGCCAGCGCATGTCCGCGCTCGAGTTAAGCAGGGCATTGAACTTCTCCGACCAGAGACGAGGATTTTCCCGCGCAAAGTTCGAGGACCAATACTGTGCTTCCCACGTCATTCCTGGCCAGAAGTGGAAGGGTATCTGCTTGAGCACCCAGTTCATGTGCACACCATTCGGTGCAAAGACTAGGCCACCACGTATTCGGTTGCCTGAGCGCAGAGCACAAGCGCTGTCAACTATGACGCGGCTCTTACCGGTGCGCATACCCCACAGAAGGCCACGGGATTTGTCCGTGCCAAAGCTCTCTAGCTCTTCGGCTTGGTGGTCCCACCGCGGTTTGCTCGGATCAACAAGTGGCCAATTTGCCACGCCTGATTTGAGGTAGGTCACCGTCATTTTCTATACCTGTTGCCCATCCAGCCTTCGGCGTCCACTGGACAGCCTTCTGCCCATATCGGCAGTTCTTCCATCATACGCTCAAAATCATAGACGGCTTTTTCCTCATCGTCAACCAGTTCTTCATCTATCTCAGCAATCTCTTCATCGTGCACTGATAGGAGCAAGTCATAATCTGGATGCTGGTCGACGCGGAGCATTGCTTCTGCCATCAAGTCCCGAGCTGTTGCCTGTGTGGCATTCTCAACAAGCTCTCCGCCGTAGGTCTCTTTGCGTTCCCACTGACGTGTTTTGGAGTTCTCGTGCATGAAGGTAAGTGTCTCGTTGGTGAAGACATTTGGCTTACCGTTAGGGATCAGTTTCTTGTTGGCGATCTTAGCCAAGCGTAGAGCCATCTTGCGGCCCTGGGCTTCTGTCAGGTCTGCTGGCCCATTGATTGTCACAGTGCATTCATGCCCACGCTCATTGATCGCCGGAAAGAGCATAGACGTCCGCACCTTAATCATTGGGCGGAAGTAGGATAGCAGACGACCGGAGGGCAATTCCATATGCAGGAATTGGCCCCACATAAACCAGGTGAGCTTGCGGCACTCTACCCGGGGGCCCTTGGCACTCTTCTTCGGGTCATACTTCTTGACCGCTAGGATTGCAGCCTCTTCAAGATCATACCAGAAGGACGAGACTTCAGGGAACCGCTCTTTGCGATAGACGCGGACAACCTCTTTGAAGAACTTGGGCTCCTGATCGGTGATGCTGTTCTTGTTCCGGCATTCGTCTTCGAACTTCTCCCAGCCCATTTGATAGCCCAGGCCAAGGATAGCAGCTTTGCCAACTTTGCGCTCAAATGGGAAGTCGTCTTTGTTGGTGCACGGATATGCGAAGACGGAAGTAGCCATATCCAAGTAGATGTCTTCTCCACGATAGAAGACCTGCAGAGCTTCAGTTGCATTGGCAAGCCACAGAAGGACCCGAGCTTCAATGGCCGCGAAGTCTGCTACCATCAGCTTCTTGCCCTTTGAGGCAATCAGAGCACCTCGTGTGGCTTTGGACAGGACTTCCAGAACCGAGCCACCATAGAGCAAGGCCAGCAATTCAGGATCAGCGCGGAGAATGTCATTGCAGACTTCCTCCATAATCTCGGAATACCCACGAATGAAGTTGTGGGGTTGAGTTCCCTTGCCCGACCAGCGACCTGTTCTCGAAGCCCCGCAATAGAGCATCATGTCCCGCAGACGATTGCCGTCTGAGAGCTGGATTAACATCTGCTTATACTTGGCTAGAGACGATCGGTTGCCATCCCGCACAATCTCACAGGCTCGTCGGGTCTTTTCATTCAGGACAATGCCCTGCAACTCTGCCTTAAGCTCGTTGGTGGCTTCTTCGTCGTCGTGGTCATGGCCCAACAGAATATCGAGCACCGCGCCCTGAGTATTCGGAATGGGCGAACCACTGTCTTCCATCCACTGCTTAAATTTAACCCGGCCCGTTGTCTTCTGAACAGCCCCGTCGGTAAGCTCCTGCAGTTCACTATTTAGCCGATCCTTCTCCGCCTCGGCAATCTCAATGGCAATCTCAACCAGCTCAACATCGCAGGTTATCCCACGCAAGTTCATACGCAGGTCCATCTGCCAAAACTCAAACTCTCGTGGCGTGAGGTCGCGCAGAACTGAGGATAGTCCGTGCTCTGCTCGAACGTCTTGCTGGCAGTAAACCGTGTTGCGGAGAATGTCTGGTTTGTTCTCATGCCAGAAGGTCATGTTGTCTGGGTTCTTGCCCAGCACTCGAAGCTCCTTCTTTTCGGCGACGGTTGGCTTGCGAGGCTTGGCTAGTTTCTTCATGTTGGCTGAGCCGTCCATATCCTTCTTCTGTGGAAGGCCGAGCGCCGAGATGGCTTTATCCAGAGCGCGAGGCAAGGCAAATGCTGCCGCTTTGGCTGCAGAGCATCTGATTTGGCTCAGCTTAAGCTCAGGAAGCTGGGGATACACTTTGCGCCAGACGTGGTTCCATATACAAAATTCGAAGAACGCATTGTGGGCTTCCAGGATTTCTCCTGCGGCCACACGGTCTGCCAGCTCTTGAGGATATTCTGACTGGTCGATGCCAAGATGTGGAAAGCCTGCTTGCCAGGCATATACTTTTTCAATTGGGTCTCCAGCAAAATGCCAACAAGCACACATGACTGAAGTCGTCGGGTGTTTTGAGTAGGCGTATGCTCCAGCCTTCAATAGATCGCAGGCCGATCGTGTTTCGAAGTCTAAGATCATGTCTACCATGAGGCCTCTCAGAGTTTGCAGAACACGTTCTGCATATAAAGCGGGGCCAGGTGCACCACGTCCACAACACCTGACCCCAGAGCGCGATAGTATCGGGGGAGAAAACCCAGTGCGCTCTTAGAAGACCCGCCGGCGGAGCCAGACGCCATGAACCTCATGGCGGCCCTTCCCACAGACTATTTGAACCCTTGCGGAGTTGCCTGCTTAATTGACCCGGGCGCGTATGGAGGCTGAGCCCGGCGGGTCATCTAAAGTCGCTCTGTCAGTTTACGCGACAGGGACTGCCGCGTAAACCAATCTTATCACTCAACGAAGTAATTCCGGAAGGACCCCTCGATGACAACCGCAGGATTGCGTTCTTGACCAGGATGCCCCACAAGACGACCCTCGCCGACCAAGAGACGGCCTTGATAACGGGGCCACACCTTAGCCAGTTCCTTCGCTTGACCACGCGGGATATATCCAACGTGCGTCCAGATAAAGGAACTTTGCGATATCCCCTTAGCCACAAGAACGGCCATGGCATAATGGTCTTTTGGGTTCCCAGGTTCCGGCACGAAGAGCACGCGGTTACCGGGGTTCTTGTTCCTGAACGCCGACTGCTGGGCTCTGTCCATATAGCTGTTGCCAACAACCGTTGACTTGAGCGGAAACATCTTAGCCGGACTGTCCTTTTCAAAACCGCCAAAGTTGGCAAGATCATCGTCGGTGACGTGCATCTCGATTTCGGCGGGTGCATTGAACTCATGCGTATCAAAGGAACCGGCACCTTGGGTCGTCAGAGGCTTCAGATAATCCCAGGTCTTGGCCGCAAGGACTTCATCACCCTTAAGGATCGCCGCCAATCCGTCAGCACAGTTGGGAGTGCTCTTTATGGTGGCTTTGCGGGTAACAGGCAGACAGTCGGGACAGGGCACGATGCCTGCCGTAGGTCCACCACCAAGACGCTCGTATACTTCACCAGTGTCTTGGCAAGTCTCACAGGTAACGCTCGGTTGGTCTTCCTCCCAAAAGTGCGGGAAAACCAACCGGCCTTTCGGCGTTACCGGCGCGGAAAATCCGGCTTGTCATCTCCGCCCAGGAGCATCATCAGCATCATCGGGTTCATGCCCGCCATGCCTCCGCCACCGCTGCCGCCCATTCCGCCCATCATGGACATGAGGGCCAGGGTCTTGCCGTCGATGCCACCAGAACCGCCCTTGTCGCCCATCAGCATCAGCATCGGAAGCATGGAGGCCATGCCTTCGGCACCAGTGCCTTCTTTGCCGCCAAAGTTGAACGGCGAGCGAACAACAGTGATCCCGTTGTCGATGCCCATCATGGACACTTTCTTCGGACGGAACCGGGTCTGGTGACCCTGGAAGGACAGCGCCTGGATGGAGGTCTTCTCCTTCGTGGACGTGGCCTCGAGGACCCAGCCGGTCGGCTTGCCGCCAGAGACGAGGACATCGCCTTTGTTCACCTGGTCGATCGGGACCAACTGGCTGAAGGCCGGCAATTCCATTGCAAAGCTGTCGAACGGGTTCAACTCGACCTGATCGTCCTTCGACAGGGTATAGATGCCGTCGTCCCGCTTGATGCCAGTCTGGTTCGACATGATGTCCCAGACGACGCCGTCGATCTGAGCAAATACGTGGCCCATCAGTTTGGCCATTGTTCCTTGCAGTTTCATTGTTCATCTCCTTGGTTGAACGTGGTTGATATGATTAGAATGCACTGTGCAGCACAGAGATGAAACCTACGAAGCAAAGAAAAAGGCCAGCAGATTTCTCCGCTGGCCTTCCTTCACCCGAGGTGGAGAGGCTCCTCGAGTTATGCCGTGGGATCGTCCTGAGGGGCGATGTCGGCGCCTTCCCAGACCTGGTCAGCATCATTGCCAAAGTCGTCTTCAGCAGCCATGCGACCGGTGAAGTTCTCGTCGTTGCCCAGTTTCTGCAGGTTGTGCAGACCGAAGGCCACGCCTTTGCCGACGTTGTCGTAGGGGTATGCCGTGATGGTGGCACGAGCCCAGCAACCGGGGTAGAACTCCTCTTCGGTGAGGATGGGTTGCTTGTTGCGATCCACCAGACCCGGACGCTGCTTAGACGAAGCCGTCCCAAACATCATCCCTTCGCCGTAGCCATCGAGATGCGCCTTTTCAGCGCCGTCACGAAGAGGCTTTTTGAAGTTGCCCGGCAGGTCCTTGATCAGCTTTTTGAACTTGTCCTTCGAAGCCTCGTCGGCGATCGCCTGCATGGTCTTCCATGCTTTCTTGTCCGCGTCGGTGAACTTCTCGGGATAGAAGAGCATCACCACAGAATACTTCGGATTGCTGCCCTGGTAGGACGAGGCTTCGAATACTGAGGGGAAACTCACTCGGAAAGGCGGGGTTACCGCTTTCAAACGTTCGGCCATTTGGTGTCTCCTTGACTACCTAGATACTTGACACTTTGAATGATCGAGCCCTTGTGGCCTGGGGGCTCGACCGTTTTGATCCCGTCCTAAGCCAGACAGTCCTGCGCTGAAGATTACCTTCGGACTATACGCCTGGCAAGTGCCATGGGATTTAATAACATTACCCCGAACTTAGTCGGCGGGGAAATGTTTACTTAGGTGGCTGGCGCCGGTATACGTCGAAATTCTGTTTAGCCCTATTTCTAGCTTTTACAGCTTGGCCAAAACATTTATGAAACCCAAGCTGGTATTGCTTAGTTTCAAATCTTAGCGATATTTTCCAGCGCTTCACTCCTTTCATCCAATTTACACCACCAAAGCCCCGGTTTTGCTGATTTTGAGACTTTGTAGCCTCCCGCAAATTTGTCCAAACGTTATTATCCCTAGTTCGGTCTTTATGGTCCACGTCTAATACAGGCCACGATCCCGTCATATACAGCCAAGCAAGCCTATGCGCTAAATAGCCTTTGCCCTTAATGACTATAGTTCTGTACCCATCAGGCTTAACTGATCCAGCCTCTTTACCCTGGACAGCCGTATGAACTTTTTCACCAAAGAGCCATTGGAAGGCACCCGTGGCGGGGTCATAGGTTAAAAGCTCCTTAAGACTTCTTTGATCTATACACATCTTGGATAACTTTCTCAAGGGCAGCTGACTGAAGATAGGCTTCGCCGACCAACAGAGCGATTGCTCTCATCTTAAGGGGGTCCTGGTCAGGACAAGCCTCTTCTACTTTTGCTTGCACTGTCTTTGCCAATGCAAGCAGCTCTGCTGGATCACCGCTCGCCATGTTTGTCCCGGTGCTTGCTCAGGATTTCCACAACTTCAGACACTGGATAGCCCAGGAAGGTGTTACGCGCTTCCAAGTCATCAGTTACTGCAAACCCTGGTGGGGCGTTGTCAAGATAGAACGCCTCCAATAAGGGTAAACGCCGTAAACGACGAGCCAACTGAGTTGATTTCTCAAGCTCAGGGTAACAGTGCTGAACGTCAAAGCCTCCCTGCTCTGGATGCGGGAGCAGCACGATCGTCGGTTTGTCTGTGCTGCTGAAAGGCCTGGCGTCATGGTCCCGAGCGAGCTGCCGGAAGTCAATCCCCGTTGTTTGTGCCATTGGCTTCCTCCTTTCGGGCGCGAGCCCAAGTGATGATTACGTTGTAGTCCCCAAACATGGTTTCAGGGACCTCGATCCAAGAAGCGCTGGCCGGGTTGAACTTGGTAAGCTCGTTGGCGCCA